ACCCACTGTGCTGATTCGTGGTTACCTAATTTTGCTTTAATGCTGTGTTCCAGCATATGTGCTTGTGTTCTGATTGGTGAGCGTGGCTCTGTATAGAAGGATGCACTAATTGTAGGGCGTGCGGCTTCTACTGGAGCAGTCTCGACCACTGGTGTTGCTGTTGGCTCGGTGGTGTTTTCCACTATAGCCTCACTTTCCGTAGTTGGTTGATTTGTTGCATCCGCTTCGCCTTCGCTAGCGGCAACTTTAGTTACTTGTGCTTCTGTAAATGCTGGTGATTCAACTAGGCTAACTTCTTTGAGTGTTGCCTTAGTTACATAAATATAATCCTTTTTTTGTGATGATTTGATTACATCCACACCTACAGACAGGCCGTCAATTAATTGCTCTCCTGCAAGTATGAGTGCTTCTTGGCCAGACATACTGGCACTAATCTTAAAACTAGCGTAAATACCATCTTCTGCTTCGTTAAATTTTTGCATTCTGCCGATTGGGCGCTCTGCACTGTGTTGCATAAGCATCTTGATCTTGCCTGGATCTCCTACCTCTATTGATCCTTTAGCAAATACAACTTTGCCAGCACTGGTGTTGCCAGGTACTTCAAATGGCACAATCTTGCCTGCAATTACTCTGCGCTCGCCATCTGCGCTTTCAATCTGGCTACTGAACGTAAGTAACATCAGTGTCCTCATTTCCGTTAGGTGTCATTTGTTCCATTTCTTTAGCTTGCTCTACATCTATTAAACCTAGTGACAACATTTTCTCTATAGCTTCTAGGCGCTTCATTGTGTCGGCACGTAAGAATGATTCTTCTAATGCAAATTTAACTACGTGGCCACGTGGGGTTATATCATCCATTGATAGGCGATCTTCTATAGCACAAATGTATGGTTGTAGCGAATAGGCAACAAATTCTTTGCGGCCATCGATAATGTTTTGATAAGTCATACTGTTATTCATATCTGCTGATATGTAATACGCTGGCACGTTCATAGCTCTAGCGATTTGCGTTGCTAAGTATTGCTGTGCCTCTGAGTACATCATATCTTTAGGTGAATATCCAACAGTTTCATAACTTAATGTGCTAGTTAGGTATGCTGTTGATTTATTTTGACGTGCTGTTTTCCAGGCTGCTAATAATGCTTGTACTTGTGACTCTGGCATATCTGCGCCAGTGTTTTTAATAAATCCTGTAGCCATTGGTGTTTGTGCCGCTACTGCACTTGCTTTTTCTAAATCTAAAGCTGCTTGTATTGTGCGGCCTGCTGTTTGTAATACGCCTTGTGTTAATCCTTGAAATGTAACTAAAGATCCAACACCAACCATAGGCACTTTAGCGCCATCTACTGTGTAATATAAAACTTCTGTACCTAATTGATTTGTTTGTGCTACTACACGGCTATTGGCGATCCATTCAAATCTAGCAGGGCGTAAATCATCTGCATAAACTTCTGTTACACGCCAAAAAGCCTGGCCATACATTACAAGTGAATCAACTGTCCAACTGATTGTGACGGATCGTGGTTGTCTAATATCTGGTTGATCCAACCATAATGGCTTGCCTAATTTTTCGCCTGTAGATTTTTTGTACAGCTCTAAAGGTAAATAGCCAATAACACCTTTAATTAAATTTAAGCATCGATTAACTGCTGGCACTTGGGTTGCAAGTGTGCGATCCATTGGGCCAAATCCAAATGTGTTGTAACCAAATTGGATTGTGTTGTCGCCCATAACGGCAGGGGCGTATTGCGCTTGGACAGTTTTATTATTGGTTATACCCAAAGCAGACAATAGACCCATATATATACTTTATACCATAAATCGGACTAATGGTGCAAATTAGACAAAGATTTGTGCGGTTTGTTGTGGCTTAGTTAATTGACTTACAACCATCGCTAATGATATGGCGGCTGTGACCTCGCCACTTGATTTACGCCTGATTATACGGAAACCAAAATCTGAGGTTTTAGCTGCACAGTTATTTAGATGTTGCACTAGATCCTGTTGCCCCGAATGAACCATAGTGTTTTGAGCCAGTGCGTTGGCAAGGTCAGAGCACGCTTGGTAAAATTTTTGCCCACTGCAGTCTTCCAATCGCCAGCCACTTTGTTCAAGCTTGGTCGCAACTGTCTGGGTGGCGTATTTGTCAAAACATATAGTAGTCGGGTGGTATTTTTTAGCCCACTCATTTATATCGCTTGCCATCTTCATTTCATCTATAGCAATATCGCTATGCCAAAGCTGTGCAAGTCCGACTGCTATTTTGCCGTCTTTCATTTGGCCCATTACTAAAGCGCCTGATCTTCTAGTAGGTGCAATATCAAATGCCATAATTGTCTGTGGCCCAACTGGGATTTCTAAAGTGCTATCGCTACATTGTTGAACTGAATCATAGGCCCAGGGGCTGACAGTGCTTGAAATCCACTGGCAAAGCATTTCCGTGCGAGTAGCTTCTATGCTGTTTGTGTTTACGGCTTCTTCCAGGGTTTGCTCTGTTACTAAATATCCAAGGGCGGGGTTTGCCATAGCCCAAGCTTTTCTATCGTGTATTTTACAGTGCTGTGGCGCTGACCATTCGTAATAACCTAAAGTCTTTGGTGGATAAGATAATGAACGCTCTCTAAGATCGTTAAGCACTGTGCTAAAGCCGTCGCCAGCGTTACTGGTCATTAAAGTCATAGAGTTGGGCCTTGCACGTGTTACTGGTAATGCAGCTGTAAATGCTTCTTCTGACCATTCACGTAATTCATCTAAATATAAGAAGTCCGCTGTTTTGCCACGAGGTGCATCTCTAGTAGCTGCTGCAATTTCATACCTAGCACCATTTAGTAAAGTTATCGATTCTTGTCCATTAGCCAGACGTATCTGTCTTACTTGATCTTTTAAAAATTGATTATCTTCTATAGTAAATGCAACGTTTCTAAATGTATCTAATGCCATATTTCGATTAGAAGACATACCCAAAACATTCTTAGAGCCCCAAATAAATAAATGTGCCAATATAAGCATTCTCGCTAAATGAGTCTTCCCCGATTGTCGACTGACAAGAATGAGCCCAGTCTTCTTGACCCACATATCTGCATCATCTACAACTAGTAGATCATCTAGCACCCAGCGTTGCCAAGGAATTAACGGCATCCCAATTTTCTCAGCTAGATCTGCAACCTCTTGCGACTTTGTGCGACCTTTGAGTAATGGCGTGTGGATTCTAGGCTCAGTGCTGCCAATTAGCCCGACCCCTCGTGAGGTCTGTTTTATTTCCGTATCATTTTGCATCGAAATCAAGCGTATCAGGTTTATTAAATGGTGAGTCTGGCACTGTTCGGATCGTCTCAGGGAGAGAAGGTTTCAGAAAGACAGGGGGGGTCGCCTTGCTGCTAAAAAAACGCCCACCTTTACTGCTATTACAGCTCTTACACATAGATTGCAAGTTATCAGGTGCCCACATATCCCCACCCTTAACTCTAGGTATGATGTGGTCGACGGTATGGGCGGGTCGATTGCACAGAGCGCACTGCCATCCATCTCTGTCAAGTATGGTAATGCGTAGCTTCTTCCACTTGCCACTACCTATAGCACGCTCACTCATTAGTGCCAGCCCTTACGCTTGAAGTGATCTAATGCATTACACATTGACCCATATCTATTTAAGTTGTACTTAATACCCCACTCTACTTGCTTATACCCATCAACAGTAGCCAAGTATTTAGACCTACCTTGTGGTATACCATAATGTGAGCCATTACGTGCTTTAGGATTCCACCTACTCTCACGATGATATAACTCATCTAAGCAATAGAACTCAGTAAATGAATGATTAAGCTGTATAAATGCATATTGCTTGTAATGTGTTGGTTTATTAACAGCAACGGAATTAGTCTTTACAAAGCAAAGATTAACTATGAATAGAGCGATCCCAACTAGCCAGCACCTTGCGAGCTTTCCCTGTCGGGCTCGCCTTGTGGCTTTGTGAGCCACTGCTTCACTAGAGCCTAGCATACGATGTCAAATCGAGCGTTAAATTTCATATAGAAGTCCATCCAATATAAGTAGCATCTGGGTTATTAGCCAACCATTCTTGGCGTAATTTGTTTTGTTTAGCCCAATCCTCAGCTGTAGCAACAGGCATTACATTTGTATCCCATCTGCTAGCTTTAAATAGCCCACTTGTTTAACACGCTGTGATTTGTCAGCAAACTCTGTACTAGTGGGCATAGGGCGATCTTTCCACACTGGCTTACTAAGTTTTGTCAAGTTAAACGCCCATAGGCCCAATGGCGTGGCGTTGATATACCAGGCTGTGTAATTCTTACGCACAGCTGTAATAGTCAGCGATTCATACTTAGATTTCTCTATTAATAACTCTGTGTAATGATTACGCCTAGCCTTTAGTTCAATATACATACGGCTTTGCTGTGATATGCAGTCCCAGGTGTCAAACTCCTTAGATCTTTCAAGATCAGGTAAATAACGCTTTTTAATATAATTAAACATCTGATCCTCTAAGATCATTTCTTGCCACCCCAGCCGCCACCCTTGAAGATAAGCCCTGGCGCTGAGTAGATACGAGCCATAGTTATTTGACATTTAGGGCACTGCATCACTGGCACATCCTCAGTAAATGACTGGTGAATGGATCCATAGGTGCCGCATTCATTACAGCTATATTCATAGGTAGGCATTACTTTGCTCCTATCAGTTGGCAAGTGTGGCAGACCACGGTTTCAAACTTCCAACTACCACACTTATCACATCTGCATATATCCGAGTCTG